GATGACGGCGATTACCGCGAGGACGGCCTGCTTTACTGCGGGAAGTGCGGCACGGCGAAAGAGTGCCGGACGGAGATCATGGGCAAGGTTTTCACGGTGCCGTGTATGTGCCGCTGTGCCGAAGAAACCTATGACCGCAGGCAGCAGGATTTCCGCGAGGAGCAGCGGCGTCTGAGAATCCAGCGGATGAAAGTCGAGGGAATCCAGGATGACAGCCTGCGGAATGTGACCTTTGACGATGCCGACGACAGCGAGAATATGCGGAAGTGCAGGGCGTTCGTGGAGCATTGGGACGCGATATACCGTCAGAACACTGGCCTGCTGATGACCGGGCCGGTGGGAACGGGCAAGACCTTCGCCGCTGCCTGCATCGCCAACGCCCTGATCGAGCGCGGAGTGCCGGTGCTGATGACATCGTTCCCGGTGATACTGGGGACGAGCAAATACGAACTGAACGATACGATCCGGCAGGCGCAGGAATATGACCTGATCATTGTGGACGACCTGGGCGTGGAGCGGGACACGGACTACGCGCTGGAGATCGTTTTCCAATTCGTGGACGCGAGATACCGCAGCGGCAAGCCGCTGATCGTCACCACCAACCTGACACCGCAGGAAATGCGGAAGCAGACCGGGCTGGCGTTCAGCCGGATATACGACCGCATCATGGAAATGTGCCTTCCGATGGTTTTTACCGGAGACAGCCGGAGGGCGGAGCGCAGGACGGCGAAGCGTGGCATCCTTCGGGAGATCTTGAACGGAGGGAATGAATGAAACTTGTTCCTATGGAACGGAAGGAGGCGGCAGAGTTTGTCAACCGGTTGCACCGGCATCACGACCCGGTTCTGCGAGACCGGTTCAGAATCGGTGCTGAACACAACGGCGTGGTGTGTGGCGTCGTTCAAGTCGGCAATCCTGTTGCCAGAGCTTTATGCGATGGAAAGACCCTGGAGGTTGTCCGCCTTTGCACTGACGGCACCAAGAACGCCTGCTCATTTCTCTATTCGGCGGCGGCGCGAGTAGCGCGGGATCTTGGATACAGCAAGATCATCACCTACATCCTGGATACGGAGGACGGAGCCAGCTTGCGAGCCGCCGGGTGGCACAAGGAAGCCGATACCCGTGGCCACACATGGAACACTCCGAGCAGACCGAGAAATACGACAGCGCCTACGGTAGACAAGCAACGCTGGGCGCGGGAACTGTGAGGGCGGCTATGAGAGAAGCACTAATCCAGCGCCTGCGGAACCTGGCGGAGATGATACCCCACAAGCACACGCTGCCGAGCGGAGCCGACACTGTGATCTGCTCACTGGAAGCGTTTGTGCAGATCAAGGAGCTGGCCGGTGAAGCTGCCGACGCTCTGGAGAACGACGTAGAGATCCCCATCTACGATCAGGAAGAAATCCATCACAATTGCACCGTACAGGGTATCTCATGTGCGACTTCCCGGATATGCACAAGTACATTGAGGACAAGCTGGGCCGTCCTGTCTGGACGCATGAGATGGCAAAAAAGGATATGCAGGAGGAAATCCGCAAAGCTGTATATCCTGACTTTATTGCCCTGTGTGGGCATAAGGACGGAGGGCAGGAGGAAACATGATGCTTTACACACGCAAACAGATGGAGCGGGAGATTGATCGCAGACTGCATGAAGAATCCATGTGGCGGGAGGTATGGGAACGCCTTGACCGTCAGCAGAAGCAGATTGAAGAACTGCGGTTTACGGTGGAGTGCATGAAGCACGAAAACGACTGCGTGAAGCGGGAGGACTGAGCATGAGCATTTTGATTAAAGGTGTGGAGATGCCGAAGAAGCAGACCTTAGACTCATTCGTCATTTTCCCTAGTGGGTATGTGGCGATATACGATGCAGAAGGTTCTTTCATTGGAAAAGCAAAAGCATTCCCCGTCCCGCCGCATGGTAGGCTGATTGATGCGGATGCACTAATAAACCACAAAGAATGGATGCGTGACGCTTGGATGCCAGAAGAGGGAATTACAGAGGCGATAAATGTAGGGGATGTCATAAACGCGCCAACCATCATCCCGGCAGAGGAGGGTGAGTGATGGCCTGTAAATGCTACCACGCAGAAAGAAACTTCATTGGAAAGATCGGAGTGTGTTGGGGGACGAAAGAGTGCGAAGCGTGTTCATGCGGCGGTGATGAAAGCAAATGTGACTTCTACGAAGACAAGCGCAAAAAGGTAACACCGAAGATCACCAACGCCGACCGTATCCGAGCAATGAGTGACGAGGAACTGGCATCACTCCTGCAACCTATTTGCCCACCCATTCCCCATTGCCCAGATGAACCCCCGCACAATTGTAGAAAGTGCGTGTTTAACTGGCTCAGACAGGAGGCGTAGCTGATGGAATATAATCGCCGCAAATACCACAACGTACCGGACAGCAGGCACGTCAACGGTAGGGTAATCAAGTTCGACAGCAAGCGAGAAGCGAGCCGGTACGATGAGCTGCGGCTCCTCCTGGCGGCTGGGAAGATCAGAAATCTCCAGCTCCAACCGGAATACACCCTGATCGGAGCGTTCAAAACCGCCGACGGCGAGGAAGTCAAAGCGGAGCGATACCGGGCCGACTTCCGATACCAGGTGCAGCACAAGGAAGCGGTGAAGATGTCGGACGGCTCTACGGTCTGGAAAACGACCTGGGAGACCATCGTGGAGGACGTGAAATCAGAAGGCACCAGGACGCCGCTGTATCTCAGTAAACGGAAAGCCCTGCTGGAAATGGGCATAGAGATCCGGGAGGTCTGATATGAGCGTGTGCGACAATACCTGCCGTGGGTGCATCTACTCCTCGATCACCAGCTCAAACGGTGTGCTTTGTGATTTCCTTCTGATTACCGGAAACATGAGACACTGCGACGCCGGAAAAGGCTGTGAGCGACGGATCGCAGGCCACCGGCGCAAGAGCATCGACAGCCTGATCTATCGTGGGCGACCGGAATCAACGCCGGAGCCAACGCCGGAACAGCTGGCAGCGCTGGCCGCTGAGAGGAAGGACCGGAAAAAAGAGTGGCGGCGGGACTGGTACGCTGCCAACAGGGAGAGCATCAATGCCAAGCGCCGGGAATGGCGGAAGAAGAGAAAGGAGCAGGCGGATGGAGAACGAGAAGACCGTACCGGAAATCCTGCTTGACCTCATGGAGTGGTTCGGGATGCTCGGTGACGACGAATCCGCGAAGGAGTGCCTGGAAGCGTATATGAAAGTAAGGGAGCAGGGAGAGTGAAAACGCATCTGAGCCTGTTCAGCGGGATAGGCGGACTGGATCTGGCGGCGGAGTTCGCAGGCTTCGTGACGGTGGGACAGTGCGAATGGGCGGACTACCCGACGAAGATCCTGGAGAAGCATTGGCCGGACGTTCCCCGCTGGCGGGACATCCGGACCCTGACGGGAGAGAGCTTTTATGAAAAGACAGGACTACGAACAGTTGACATTATTTCCGGAGGATTCCCGTGCCAGCCATTCAGTCAAGCCGGGAAGCGCAGAGGCAAGGAAGATGACCGTTACCTCTGGCCGGAAATGCTTAGAGTTGTCGCGGATCTCCGGCCCGCTTGGGTCGTTGGTGAAAATGTTGCTGGTATCGTCACAATGGCGCTCGACCAGGTGCTGTTTGACCTGGAAGGCATCGGCTACGCCGCGCAACCGTTTGTTGTTCCGGCTTGTGCCGTCGACGCCCCGCACCGAAGGGACAGGGTCGCCATTATTGCCCACCGTGACGGCGGGAGACATATCATTCGGTCAATTCGACGCGAAAGCAGCCATGCTGTGGCCTACCGTAAAAGCATCGGACTACAAGGGAAGCGGACCTGCTGGGAGCAAATCGGCGGAACACGACCTGAAACATCGCAACTTGAAAGGCGTAGTGATGTATACACCGAACGCCAGGGACTTTCGGAACGCAACAGCGAAAGAATGGGACAACCCGAAGAATACAAGGAACTTGAATCGGCAGATAGCAAAGCTGTGCGAGGGTGGGACTTCGGTAGAAGAACGGAATGGCCAGCTGAACCCAACGTGGGTAGAGTGGCTCATGGGGTACCCAATCGGGTGGACCGAATTAAATGCCTCGGAAACGCGGTAGTGCCGCAGCAATTCTATCCGTTCTTCAAGGCAATCATGGACATAGAGACCGGGGAGTAACATCCCCGGTTTTTCTTATGCGACACAACACCAAGGCAATCTGACAATATACCCCTTGCAAATGGCATAACCCCTTCCGTAACGTAGCCAGCAAAGGAGTAGCTCTACGGCGTGGGACACTCACGGAGCGGAGGGGCCGGAGATTAGAAGGAGGACAACATGGCTTCTAAGAAAATGACGAACATCAGCAGCACTGGCGGCGGCACAGGAGCGGTGCGGAATACCAGACAGGCAACGGCAAGGGCGACCAGGATTTCCAGGCCGAGGAACACAAGCCCTGCACAGCCAGTCAACAACAGCTCCAAGAAACCGCGCAAGTAACCAGAAACTGGAAGAAAGGGGGGCGGCGACGATGCCTGCTAACAGTAAGAAAACAGAAAGGTCAGCGGCTCAGATCGCCGCTCAGTTCAAGCCGGGGCAATCCGGCAATCCCAGGGGACGGCCGAAGAAAGATCCGTCGGTCACGGCGATGTTCAATGGAGCCTGCCCGGATGCGGTGAAGCTCCTGATCACCACCATGAACGATGAGAACGTGAAGCCGGAACTGCGGGTCGATTGTGCCAAGACAATTATCAACCGCGTAATGGGCAAGGAACTCCAGCCTATCCAGGCTGACGTGTTCAAGGCAGAACAGCCCCTCACGCTGGACGAGTGCTTTGCCATAGCGGAGGAGGTGCTGCATGAGGCAGGAGGCCCTACAGCGCCTTAAGCGGCTGAGAGACGGAAGCAACGATACGTTCTGGCCGCTGTTCCGGGATCATTCGCGATACCTTGTCCTCTGCGGCGGCGGCGGCAGCGGAAAGAGCATATTCGCCGGTCGCAAACTGCTGGAGCGTGTGACGAGCGAACCCGGCCACCGGTGGCTGGTATGCCGCAAGGTAGCAAAGACGCTGGCTGACTCATGCTTCGCCCAGCTGCGGGGACAGATCGCTGAGAGCTATCCGGACGCCGGCGCAAAGATACTCAGCGGCGAGCTGGAGATACGCTTCGCCAACGGAAGTATCATCCTGTTCGCCGGTCTGGACGACGTGGAGAAGCTGAAGTCCATCTACAATATCACGGGCATCTGGATCGAGGAAGCGTCGGAGCTGACGGAAGCGGACTTCAACCAGCTGGATATCCGTCTTCGCGGCGAGACGAAGTATTACAAGCAGATCATCCTGAGTTTCAACCCCATCAGCATCACGCACTGGCTCAAGCGCCGGTTCTTCGACACGCAGGACCCACGGGCAACGACGCACCGAAGCACATACAAGGACAACCGCTTCCTGGACGAGGAAGCCATACGGACGCTGGAAGCCTTCAAGGACAGCGATCCGTACTACTACCAGGTGTACTGCCTGGGCGAATGGGGCGTCACGGGGAAGACGGTCTTCGACGGGCAGGCGGTCTCCGAGCGGCTCAGCGTGATCGGCGATCCGGTCAAGTGCGGATTCTGGAGCTACGAGGAAGAGGAAGGCATGAACGCCGGCATCCGGAAGGAGAGCTGGAACGAGGACAAGGACGGCCCGGTGAAGATCTTCCGGGAGCCGGAGGAGGGCAGGCCCTACGTGATCGGGGGAGACACCAGCGGCGAGGGCAGCGACTACTTTGTGGCCCAGGTGCTGGACAACATCACCGGGGAGCAGGTGGCGATCCTGCGGCATCAGTACGATGAGGACACCTACGCGAAGCAGGTGTACTGCCTCGGGAAATATTACAACGACGCCCTCGTGGGCATCGAAGCCAACTACAGCACCTACCCCATCAAGCGGCTGGAGCAGCTGGGGTACCGGAACCAGTACATTCGGGAGCAGGAGGACACCTACACCGGAGCCATCCGGAAGGCTTACGGTTTCCAGACGAACGTGCGGACGAGGCCGGTGATCATCGGGCAGCTGGTGGAGGCGATGCGGGACGGCATCGTACTGGTGAACGACCGCACAACGCTGGAGGAAATGCTCACCTTCGTGAAGAACGATAAGCTCAGGCCGGAGGCGGAGGAGGGCGCCCACGACGACTGCGTCATGGCGCTGGCCATCGCCTGGTACATAAGGCCGAGCCAGCGGATGACCCCGGAGACAAAAGAGGCGGAGGGCAAGGTGGCCTGGACGCAGGACCAGTGGGACGACTACTGGAACGCCGACGAGGACGGAAAGAAGTATCTGATCCAGAAATGGGGAGAGCCGAAACGATGAACGAGAACTACGAGTACAGCCCGGCGGTATTCCGGGAACTGGCGAAGGTCCTGGAGCTGATGCAGGCGGACATGAAGCAGCTGCCGAAGAGCATCAAATGCTATCCCTGCATCAACGATTTCCCCCACGTCGAGTTTGAATACACCGACGAATTCCGGGACTGGGCGATACCGAAGCGCACGCGGATCATCCCCATTGACGGAGACTCGCGCTATGTCAGGCTGACGGCGGATATCGGAAACATCCGCATCTTTGCCGTGATACCCGCGGCAAACGCGGACGAGTGGAGGACGACATGACGAAGCAGGAGAAGCTGGAATACTGGAAAGACTGGCTGAGCCGGAACGAGGCCGCCATGGGCGACGAAGTGCGGAAGATGGACGAGAGGGAGGCGCTGTACCGGGGGAAGAACCGGGACATCAAGCCCCTGACGCCCAAGGACCGGAAGAAAAACGGGGATTTCCGCACGGCGAGCCACCTCCGGAACGTGATCGCGGAGAACATCGAGAGCGAAGTCAGCGCCGTGATCCCCCAGCCCAAGGTGACCGCCCGCCGGCCGGGAGACGAGAAGCGGGCGAAGATCCTGGAGGACATGCTCCGCAACGAGCTGGACCGGCTGCCCATGGAGACGCTGAACGACCAGATGGAGCGGACCGTGCCCATCCAGGGCGGCGGCTACTGGCTGGTGGAATGGGACAACTCCAAGCGGACCCACGACACGGTGGGGGACGTGAGCATCTCCATCCTGCACCCGAAGCAGGTGGTGCCCCAGGACGGGGTATTCGGCGAAGTGGAGGACATGGACGCCATCGTCATCAAGCTGCCCCAGACGAGGGCGTATATCAAGCGCGTCTTCGGCAAGGAAGTGGACGAAGGGGAGGAATTCCCGGAGGCCAGGACCCTGGATTCGGAGGCGGACACGGCGGAGGAGCTGGTCACGATGAACGTGGCCTACTTCCGGAACGACGCCGGCGGGATCGGGAAATTCAGCTGGGTGAACGACACCGTGCTGGAGGACATGGAGGATTTCGAGGCGCGGCGGATGCGGAAATGCCAGCAGTGCGGCGAGGTGCTGTCCCCGGGGACGGAAGTCTGCCCCGTGTGCGGCTCGGAGCAGGCCCAGGAAGGGGAGCAGGAGGAGGAAGAGATCTTCCAGGCCTTCACCACCGGGAACGGGACGGAGATCCCCGGCGCGGTGGAGGGCGTGGACGAGGCCGGGCTCCCCAAGATGCAGCCCACTGTCCTGCCCTACTATAAGCCGGACCGGTTCCCCGTGTTCCTCCAGAAGAACGTGAGCGTTTACGGACGGCTGCTGGGGGACTCGGACGTGGACAAGATCGCCGACCAGCAGAACACCATCAACAGGATGGAGCAGAAGATCATCGACCGCTTCATCAAGGCGGGGACGAGGATCACGCTGCCGGACCGGGCGGACTTCCGGGTGGACCCGGAGGACCAGGAGAAATGGTACGTCGGCAACCCCGCGGACGCCCAGCTCATCGGGGTGTATCAGTTCAACGGGGATCTGAGCCAGGAGATGCAGTACCTGGCCAGCGTATACGAAGAGGCCAGGCAGGCGCTGGGCATCACGGATTCCTTCCAGGGACGGCGGGACGAGACCGCCCAGAGCGGCGTGGCCAAGCAGTTCAGCGCCGCCCAGAGCGCCGGAAGGCTGGAATCGAAGCGGATCATGAAGGAGGCGGCCTACGCGGAGATCTTCCGCAGGATCGCCATGCTGAAGGTGGCCTACGCCGACGAGCCGCGGCCTATCGTGGCGGAGGACAACCGGGGGAAGGCTAAATACGAGGAATTCAATCGGTACGACTTCTACGAGCGGGATGAGAAGGGCGAGTGGCACTGCATCCTGGGGGATGACCGCTTCCTCTTCAGCTGCGACACATCGGCGCCGCTGGCGTCCAACCGGCCCCAGATGTGGCAGGAAGTGACCGCCATGTACCAGATGGGGGCCTTCGGGAATCCTCAGGAGACGGACAGCGCCCTGCTCATGTGGCAGGAGCTGGAGCGGCTCCACTATCCCAACGCGGCGGACATCCGGGAGGCGCTGGAGATGCGTATTCAGCAGCAGCAGGCGATGATGCAGCAGCAGCAGGCCCAGCAGATGCAGATGCAGCAGGCGCAGATGCAGATGCAGGCCGATCAGCAGGCCCAGGCGGCGGCGCTGGAGCGGGCCAGGTTCGATGCGGAACGGCAGGACCGGCAGGCGGACCGGAGAGCGGCGGAGCAGCAGGCGATGATCGACACGGACAACCGGGCGCGTGAGGACGCATGGAACGCCGCGCAGCAGATGATGGCGCAGAGGCAGAGACCGATGTGACGGGGGATACGGATTGCCACGTCGCTTCGCTCCTCGCAATGACGAAAAGAGATCAACCGCTGACGAGCGGCTGAGATATTACGCAGGAACAGCGGAAAAATCCGAAGTACGAGACGAAAGGAGGAGAACCTATGAAAGGCATGGGCTACGCAGGGAAGATCCAGAACTCCGGCGTGCAGGAAGTCAAGGCCCCCAACCAGAGCAAGGGAAAGCAGCCTAGCGGGAAGGTGACCAAGGGCTCTGACCTCCGGACCGGCAAGGGCGGGAAGTAACACCGCCGAAAGGGAGGAATGACCTCTCCACCGCCTGCGGGCGGTCCCCCTCCCCTGAAGGGGAGGCGATCGCATTGAAAGCGGAAAAATCTATTCGCCTGGCCCGGCGCAGAGGGCAGAAGGAGACACCATGGAAGACGAAAAGCTGGAACAGATGCTTGCGGACGCATTCTCCGACGAAGCGGAGAACGCTGCCGAGGAGCAGCAGCCTGCCGACGATAACGGGACGCAGGCGGAAAACGCGAACCAGGAAGAGGCCAAGAAAGAGCCGATGCCCCCCGAAGAGCGGGCGAGGCAGGCCCACGGCCGGCGGATCAGGGAAGCCGAACAGAGAGCCTATCAGGCTGGGCTTGAAAGAGCCAGCGAGAGCATCAAGCGTGCGGGGATCGTGAACTCCGAGACGGGGGCGCCCATCACCACGCTGAGCGAGCTGGACGAATTCATCCGGACCCAGAGCGACGAGAGGCTGGAGAACGGCAACGCCAACGCCGAGGACGTGAGGCGGCTCATCCGGGAGGAGATCAACCGGACCCAGGCGCCCCAGACGGCGCAGCCAAGTCCGGAAGAGAGGAAGATGGTGGACCAGCAGCTGGCACAGATCCGGCAGATGGACCCCGCCATGACCGACCTGGACGCCATCCTGGCGAGCGAAGCGGGAGAACAGTTCCGCCACTATGTGGGGATGGGGCTGGATTTCATCGAGGCGTATACCCTGGCGGCCCGGGACAGGCTGGCCGGGATCAGCGCCAACCGGGCGGGGGCCAAGGGGTCCGGGAAGGACCACCTGCAGAGCCTCAGCAGCCGGGGACAGGGGGCGCTGGACGTGCCTCCCGATGAGATGGCCCTGTTCCGGGAGCTGAATCCCGGCGCGTCCGACGCAGAGATCCGGGCTTTCTATAACAAGGACAAGAAACGATTCGGATAAGGAGCGACCTCTCCCTCCGCCGGCGGCGCCGGCGAGACCTCTCCACCGCAGAGCGGTCCCCCTCCCCTGAAGGGGAGGCAAGAGACGGGGAGGGCTCCGGAAGAGAACGGAGGAAAGACATATGCGTGGTTTTATCCACTACAGCAACGAAGACGGGCGCGTGCCGCCCTGGGAATACGTTCCCGCCACCGGCAGCACCAAGCCCGACATCGGCCTGGCCCTGGTCATCACCAGCGGCAAGGCCGCCAAGGCCAGCGGCACCACGAAGCCTACCCACATCTGCATGGTCGAGGCTCCCGCCGCCCTGGCCGCGGGGACGATGATCCCCGTCGTCAAGGTCCAGCCCGACATGATCTTCGAGGTGACCAACAGCGCCAGCCTCGCCGGCGTCAACGAGGGCCAGGCCGTGACCATCAGCTCCGACGGGCTGCAGGTCACCGCCACCACCAGCTCCGGCGTCGCCACCATCGTCAAGAAGACGGCCGGCAGCGGCACCGGTAATCCCACGCTCGTGAGATTCCTGTAAGAAAGGAGAGGACAGAACATGGCTAACATCACTTTTTCCGAGGCCAGCGGCGTCAACGAGAGCATCTACGGCAAGAGCCAGGCTCCCATCCGCATGATCATCGAGCGCAAGGCCGAAGCATTTGAAAAGAAGAGCATCACCGATGTCCTCTTCAACAGCCACAAGAGCAATTCCTGGGGCGAGAAGTACACTTCCATGACCGCCATGGACGGGTTCCAGGTGACCGGCGAAAACGGCGCGGCTCCTTCCGACGGCATGGAGGAGGGCTACTCCAAGATCATCAGCGACGTCATCTGGCGCGACCGCTTCTCCATCAGCCGGAAGATCGCCGAGGACAGCAAGGCCATCGACCTGAAGAAGCGGCCGGAGGCTTTCATCAAGGCCTACTACCGGGTGCGGGAGATGCTGGGCGCCGCCATGATCGGCAATGCGATCCAGGGCAACAGCTCTGTGGAATTCCGGGGCGGCAAGTTCGACCTCACCGGCGCGGACGGGCAGACTCTCTTCTATGCCAGCCATCCCAGCAAGGTGAAGGGCGGCACCCAGTGCAACCTGTGGAGCGACGCCTTCAGCGACGACGCCCTGGGCATGATGGAGACCAAGATGCAGAACATCCACGGCGACAACGGCGAACTGCTGGGCGTCGCCCCGGACACCATCGTGATCCCCAACATCCACAGCCTGAAGAAGGCCGTCTTCGCCGCCATCGGCGCGGACAAGGAGCCCACCACCGCCAACAACGGTTTCAATTACCAGTTCGGCCGGTGGAACATCATCGTCTGGAACTACCTCAACCAGTACATCGCCAGCGGCACCGCCCCCTGGTTGCTCTTCGACAGCTCCTACAATGAGGACTATGACACCCTCATCTGGCAGGAGCGGGTGCCTCTGGACGTCCAGAGCTTCGTCGATATGAACACCAGGGCCAACGTGTGGGACGGCTACGCCCGGTTCGGCGCCGGCTTCCACGACTGGAGAGGCATCGCCGTCGGCGGCGTGGCCGGGGCTACTGACCTCGACTAAGGAGGTGCGGTATGGCTTATACCAGATTCACGAATCTTGAGGTCACCGGCGATCTGAAGATGAGCGGGACGGCTGTCATGCCTGCCGCTACCGCCGACAAGGCGGGCGCGGTAAAGCAGGGCGTGGCTGTGGCCGACGCGGCCAGCACCGCCCCCACCGCCGCAGAGTTCAAAGCCCTGCTGGATTCCCTTCGGGCTGCGGGCATTATCGCCACCAGCACCTGACGGAACAGAGGGAAGGGGCGGATGATCTCCGCCCCTCTCTCCGAGGGAGGAATAAGCATGAAGAAGACAATGCCTGATTGGCTGATACGGGCCATCAAGACCTTCGTGCAGGCGTTCTTCGGCGTCCTGGTCCCGGAGGTCGTGGCCGTCCTTCAGCATGGCTGGCCGGAAAGCTGGGCGGCTGTGTGGGCTTATCTGGCCCCGGTCGTGGCCGCAGCTCTGGCGGCAGCTATCTCAGCGGTATGGAATATCCTGCTGGAGAAGCTGAAGGGGGCGGGGTAAATGGAATGGCAAGTCGTGGGCGTGGTGGTCGTCCTTGTGGGACTGATTGTCAGCGTCCTTACGCCCGCCATCAAGCTGAACACCAGCGTGACGAAGCTGTCTACCCTGGTGGACAGTCTGAACACCAAGCTCTCCACGATGGAGAGCAACAACACCGACGCCCACCGGCGCATCTGGACCGAGCTTGACGGCCAGAAGCAGCAGCTGAGCGCCCATGAGACACGGATCACCGTGCTGGAAAGAACAAAGAGGGAGGGCGAATAACCCTCCCTCGCGCCAAAAAGAGGGAAACACATGACAGTACAGAATTGCATCGACTACGTGGACGCCATGGAGCCGAACAAATACAGCGAGGTGCAGAAGGCCCGGTGGGTGGAAGAGTGCGAGGGCATCGTGTGGACGCGGGCCTTCCTCCTTCAGCCCATCAAATTCCCGGACCGGCCCCCCTGGGAGATGCTGGCCGCGGAGCTGGGCCTGCCCGCGCCCCACGACAAGGTATACACCCGGTATCTTCAGGCGCAGATCCACTACGCCAACGGGGAATATGAGCGCTACGCCAACTCAATGCAGATGTTCAACGCAGCCTGGAGCGAGCTCATGCAGTGGCTGGGGCAGGACATCAACATCTCCGACCGGCGGAGAAACCGGCGGATCACGGTGCCCGTGGAGCCTTCCGGGGGCGTGCAGCTGCTCATCCACGTGCCGGAGGGCTGCGCCCTGATCGGCGGGAGACTGAGCGTCACCAAGGGATTCGGGAGGACCAGCGGGCTGTATGTCTACGGCCACCTGTGGCGGGGAGACGCGGACAACATGATCGGCGGGAGCATCGACCTCACCACGCGGGGGGACGTGCGCCTGCCCATGATCGTGGCGGACCGGGGCGGCGAGACCGTGGGAATCACCACCAGCGTGGAGGACGACGAGGGCGTGGCCTTCCTCACGGGCGTGATCGCCGTCACGGATGAAGAGCTTTTCTTCCGGAACGCGGAGATCCGGCTGCCGGTGCTGACCGTGCTGCCCGGTTATCCTCTGCCCTATCTGGAAAATCCGGAGATGGCGGGGACAGCGAGCCCCGGGACAGCGGCGGAATACGCCCGGGGCGACCACGTGCATCCCAACGACACCAGCAAGGCGGACCTGGACACGGAGATCATCACCGTAAACATGGGGACCGTCAGCAGTCTGCCGGTGACGGTAAGCAACGCCAAGATCAAGGCCAGCCATGAAGTGATCCGTGCAGAGCTGGGAACGCCAGCCGCGCAGACGGGAGATTGGACCGTGAACACCGCCAACGGGAGCCTGACCATGAGCGGGAGCATCAGCGGCAGCACCACGGTCCTTCTGACCCTGGGCTTTTCCGGAAAGACGGTGAGCTAGGATGAACAAATTGCGGGTCCTGATGGAGCAACCGCCCCCGGCACGGGGCGACGCGGAGCAGCAGGTGGCGGAACTGCGGACCTACATTTCCCGCATGGTGGAGGAACTGCAATTCCTCTTCGAGCATATGGACGCCAGGGCCACCGATTACGACCCCTATGACAGCGGCCTGCTGGCGAGGAACACCCAGGACGCCATAGACGAGCTGACGGAGGGCGTTCAAAACGTGCCGACGCCCTACCCCAACAATCCGGCCATGGACGGCACGGCCTATCCGGGAGCGTCCAACAGCTACGCAAGAGGGGACCACGTCCACCCCACGGACACCAGCCGGGCGGCAGCGGCAGATCTGAGCAGCCATGTCGGGAATACCGGGAATCCGCACGGAGTTACCAAAGCGCAGGTAGGACTGACGAACGTGGCCGATGAGCGGCAGTACAGCGCGCAGAACCCGCCTCCGACGCCCAGCGCGGAGGACGTGGGTGCGATACCGGCAACGGAGAAAGGCGCTGCCAGCGGCGTGGCGAGCCTGGGGAGCGACGGGAAAGTTCCGAGCGGGCAGCTGCCTGCCATACCGACGCAGGCCACGGTGACGCCGCTCATGGCCGGGCTGGGCTATGTGGGGGACAGCGCGAAATATGCCAAGGAAGACCACGTGCACCCAAAGGACACAAGCAAAGCGAATTTCGACACGGAGATCGTCGTGGTGAACATGGGCACGGTGAGCAGCCTGCCGACGACGGTGAGCAACGCGAAGATCACCGCGGACCATGTGGTGATCCAGGCAGAACTGGGTACACCGGCAGCCCAGACCGGGGACTGGACGGTGACCACGTCCGCAGGCAGCGTGACGCTGAGCGGGACGATATCCGGGAGCACGACGGTCACACTGGTCCTTGGCAATTCCGGAGGGACGATATCATGAAAGAAAGCATCGAAAGCGTTCTGATCGAGGGGCTGCGCACCCTGAGTTATAAGGCGGCGACGGTGGACTTCGGAGTGCCGGAGCCCTCTGTCTCCCAGCCGCAGGCGGATGGGACGGCAGCACCGGGGACGGAGACGGCCTATGCCAGGGGGAACCATGTACATCCCCGGGATTCGGTGAAGGCGGACGCGGAGCAGGAGATCATCACGGTAAATATCGGCTCCTTCAACAGCCTTCCGAAAACGGTGAGCAACGCCGCCATCAAGGCGGAGCACACGGTCCTGGCCCATACCCTGGGGACACCCGGAGCCATGACGGATGACTGGACGGTGGAAACGGCGGCGGGCAGCCTCACGATCACCGGGAGCATCAGCGGCAGCACGACAATGAAGATCATCCTCGGCCTTGTGGGGTCGAGCGTATAAGGAGGAAAGAACATGTTTTACAACGTACACAAGGACTTCATGCAGGCAGGCCCCATCTACGGGCATGAGGAGTTTCTGGGTCTGACGGATCAGCAGGCAAAGGCCAAGTATCACGAGATGCTGTCCACCGCCTATACCTACAACGACCCGTGGACGCACGTCTACATCACCAGGGACGACGGCGTCATGACCTTTGGCGAGGTCGTGGACCGGAGGACCCCGTCGCAGGATGAGTAAGACAAACCAAAAAAAGGAGGGCGCGATTCATGGCTGAAAGTAAAGTGCCGTTGTACTTAAAATGGAATGGTACCGACTCGATTGCAAGCGGCGGAACAGTCAGTATACCATCAGCGTTATGCCAACTTTTGATTGTGTTCAGGAATCATTCTAGTTTTTCGGTAGCGGCTGCTTGGATATGTACAGAAGTCGGATGCTTCAAATTTCTTGACGCCGGACAAAGGACCAATGTTGTTCAAGTGACAAGAGAAGGATCTACAATAAAAATACAAAATAACAATGCGGTCGCTGTATATGCGAATTATATATAAACGCATAAAGGAAAACTATATGAGCAAAGAAAAAGTCATCGAGATCGCCACCCTGGAGCTGGGCGTGACGGAGGAGCCTGTCAACCGAGTGAAGTACAACGACGCCTATTACGGAAAGCAGGTCTCCGGAAGTGACTATCCCTGGTGCGTGACTTTCCTGTGGTGGGTATTCCAGGAAGCCCAGGAGAGGATGGCCTTCTTCGGGGGTGGGAGGACGGCCTCCTGCGGGACGCTGCTGCGGTGGTATCGGGAGCAGGGGCTGACTGTGCCTGCGGCGCAGGTGCAACGGGGCGACATCGTGATCCTGAATTTCAGCGGCACGAAAGAGACCCAGCACTGCGGCCTGGTGACCGGGAAGTCTGACATCATAAATTTGTCCACGGGGATGCCGTATAGCATTTGGACGATTGAGGGCAACACTTCGCCGTCCGACGGTAGCCAAAGCAACGGCGGCATGGTTTGTGAAAAGACCCGTTACCCCGCCCAAATCGTCGGGGTATGCAGGCCGCAGTACAAGGAAGAAGAAAAACCCACGGACGACATCACCGGGCGCTGGAGCGAGGCGGACATCCGCTGGTGCATCGACAACGGCCTGATGGAGGGTTACCCCGACGGGAGCTGGAAACCGAAGCAGGCGGTCACGCGGGAGGAACTGGCGGTGGTCCTGCGCCGGTTCCACAACCGATTTATGGAGGACAAGCAATGAAACTTCCGATGATGAGCGACAAGGCGATCATGCGCCCCACGGTGATGACCAGCTTTGGCGGCATCAACCACAATCTGGCCGCCGGAGACGGCGAGCTTTATGACATGCGGAACCTGAGCAGCCGGGAATATCCGCTGCTTACGCCCAGAAAAAAGCGGGGCGTCGTCCGGACGGTGGCGAAGCCTCACGGGCTGGACGCCCTGGACAAGCCCTGGTGGGTGGACGGGACGGGATTTTACTTCGACGGGGTAAAGAAGGGGACCGTCACCGATTCAAAGAAGCAGTTCGCCGCCATGGGCAACCTTGTGCTCATCTTCCCGGACAAAGCCTATTACGACACGGAGATGGACGTATTTGGGAAGCTGGAGGTGGAGGAGCAATACAGCGGGCTCCAGTTCAAGAACGGGACCTTTGAGGAGGCCCCGGCCTACGCCAACACCATATACAAGAGCGGGGCAGCCTGGACTTATCTGCCCGGGGACGCCATATCCATCTCTGGCTGCGTGGATCACCCGCAGAACAACAAGACCGTGGTGATCCGGGAGGTGGACGGAGACTATCTCCGGTTTTATGAGGGAACATTCGTTCTGGACAGCACCATACGGTTTACCGCCGACGAATACGGGCTGGCGGCAGGGACCTACTATTACAGCAGGAAGCACTTCACCGTGCCGGAGATGAGCGAGGGCGACACCCTGACCTGGATCGAAGCTGGTGACGAGGTGAGCATCACGGCGGTGATCGGAGGCGTCACCAGCACCATCACGGTGGAGGACGGGATCGACGGGTATCCCCTGGAGTTTTCGGACATCCCCACAGATTATACGGAGACCGGGACGGCGACAATCTCCTTCGGCGTGCCGAACATGGATTTCGTCTGCGTCAACGAGAACCGGCTGTGGGGCTGTAAGGGGGACACAATATATGCCTCCGCTCTGGGGAATCCCCGGAACTTCTACGTTTTCGAGGGACTCAGCACGGACAGCTGGACCAGCGACACGGTGGGGGCCGGAGACTTCACCGGCTGCATCAGTTACCAGGGGCACCCCACCTTCTTCAAGGCGGAAAGCATCTGCAAGGTCCAGGGAGACCGGCCCTCCAATTTCCAGTGGACGATCACGGACGCCCTGGGAGTGAAGGACGGCTGCGAGCGGAGCCTGGCCGTGGTGGGAGACACGCTTTTCTACCTGTCCCGGGCAGGCATCTGCGCCTACTCCGGATGGTATCCCACGGTTATATCCGACGCCTTGGGGGCCAATACCAAATGGCAGGACGCCGCAGGCGGCTCCGACAGCATCCGGTATTACGTCAGCATGAAAGACGATACCGGATACAATCTCTACACCTACGACACCCGATACGCCACCTGGCACCGGGAGGACGAGACCCACGCCGTGGACTTCGCCTTCTGGAACGAAGGGCTGTACATGCTGACCTCCCTGGGGCAGATGGTACGCATCGACGGCAGCGAAGGGACAGCCGAGGGGCCGATAGCCTGGACGGCAGAGTTCGGGGATTCGGTCAGATTCTATGAGACGTCCGACCAGAACAGCCAGAACAAGAAGGGCCTCCTCCGGTTCCAGATCCGCTGCGACCTGGACAGCGGAAGCGAGCTCAAAGTCTGGGTGCGGTACGACGGGGAGGAATGGAGGGAGGAAGCAGCCATCCGGCAGACGGGAAAATACAGTTTCAACATCCCGCTGATCCTGACCAGGTGCGACTATTTCCGGCTGAAACTCACAGGAACGGGGAACGCGGTGGTGTACAGCATCACCGAGGTCAAATACAGCGGCAGCAATTTGCAGGGCGGCGCCCTGTACAGGGGGTAAAGGAATGGCGATTTTATCTACGATCAAGAACACCGCGGACAAGCGGGTGGAGGACGAGCGGATCAGGCAGGCGGCGCTTCAGAAGGCCGCGGCCCAGCAAGGCGCGAGCCAGGGCGCGGCGACGGGGACTACGAGTGAGAACACCGGGAACACCGCGTACCAGCCCACGGGCGCTACGGGCGGGAATACCGGAAACACCGCCTACCAGCAGTATCTGGCGGCACAGGACCGGAAAGCGGAGATCGATAACATACTGGAACGGGACCGCATTATGACCTCCGGGACGACCCAGGAGCGGAACGCACTCCTGATGCAGGAAGCCAGGCAGAGGGACATCGACCGGATGAACGCCTCCGGGAATACGCAGGCCGCCGCGGGGATGCAGCAAATGATGGACGCCCAGCAGAGGGCGACTGTTCTTAACAGCGGGAACCAGCAGCAGATCAACCAGTATCTCAGGGATCAGGCAAAGGCCCAGAACAACCAGAACGCATTTCAGGCGGCTGTGGCGGCGGCGAATCCCACCACCACCTCCGTTGCGCCCGCGCCTTCCGCGGCCTCCGCAGCCTCTCAGCCTGCCCAGATGAAGGACTACCTGTGGTATTCGTGGATGGGCAACAACGACATGCATACCATGAACGACGACGAGAAGAAAAAGTGGTCAAACGCCATGGCCGGGTATCAGCAGGGGGACTACCGGGCCTTCAATCAGGATTTCCAGACCGCCGGGAACTGGGGCAGCTACGTGGACGAGAACGGTAACGTCAGCGGCATGCTGCGCTATGCCGGGGACGGGATCGGCGGCTATCTCCCCGTGAACAACGGCAGGGTGATGGCAGGGCTGAATCCTGACCGAAAATACCTGTTCTACGGGCCGGGCGGCGAGGTGTATACCGCCGATGCCAACGGGAACCTCACCAGGTCCGGGAACTGGACAGCGGACTACGACCAGGTGATGAAGAACGGGTATTACTACAACAACCCGAACAGAATGTTCCAGGGCAAGGACGGACAGTTTTACACCTACGCCGACGTGCCGGACGATAAGCTGGCGGAGTGGGGGTATGTCCGCCGGAACGACGGCATCTTCTATGAGCCGCAGACCATCGCCACGAACAAGGCGCTGGAATCCGGCCAGGTCACCCGGGAACAGCTTGCCCAAGCGCAGGCGGCGCAGGCGCTCCGGGACGGCGCTGTCCCGGCGAATCTTCCCAGCACCGCCGGAGGAAGCGCCCCGGCTCAGAACGCCTACCAGCAGTATCTGGAGCAGGCTACGCAGAACACCCAGCCGGGGCAGAATCAGCCGGTGCAGACCACGGTGACGCCGGGGAGCTATCAGCCTGCGCCTGGGGACACCGTGTACCAGGGCGGCAATCAGAACAACCCGGGGTATCAGTCCTATCTGGACGAGTGGGAGTACGGCCCCGCCCCGCAGTGGGAGAACACCGAATACCAGCGGCAGAGGGACGAGGCCCTGCGACGGGCCCAGAACATGCGCTTCAGCTATGATCCGGAGAGCGACCCCGTGTGGCAGGCCTATCAGAAGCAGTACCGACGGGAGGGCCAGCGGGCCATGCAGGACACCATGGCGGAAGCGGCCATGCGCACCGGCGGCCTGGCGAACAGCTACGCAGTGAGCGCCGCGGCGCAGGCGGGGAACTATTACGCCGCCCAGCTTTCTGACCGGCTGCCGCAGCTCTATAACGACGCCTACCAGCGGTACCTGGCAGAGTTCCAGAAGCAGCTGGGGATCAGCGACCAGTACGCCGGATTCGACCAGACCGAATACGGACGCTACGCGGATGAGCTGGGGCAGTGGAACAAAGACCGGAGCTTTGACTATGGCCTTTACCGCGACCGTGTGGGAGACGCCCGATATGCCGACGAGCTGGCCTATGACCGGGCGTGGAACGAGGAGAACCGGGATTACAGCCGGTCTTACCAGGCCATGCGAGACGCCATCAGCGACCAGCGCTACGACCAGGAATGGGCGCAGCAGCTGCGGGAATACGCGGACCAGCAGAACTGGAAGGCCACGGAGTGGCAGCAGTATCTCCGGGAGTACGGCGACAAGATGAGCCAGCAGGAGCGCGAGTGGGCGTATCAGCAGTATAGGGACGCTGTGGGAGATCAGCAGTACGCGGATCAGACGGCGTATCAGCGGGCGCTTCAGGCGGACGCGCGGGCCTATGACCGGCAGCAGGATGAACTGGACCGGGAGTATAAGCAGAACGCGTTCCAGGCCAGCCTGGATCAGTGGCAGGCGGAGTACGACGCCGACCAGAACAACACGGAATACAACCGGGCCATGAACCGCTGGAAGCTGTACGGGACTGTGCAGCCGGGAGACGAAGAGATCCTGGGAGCCCCAGCGGGTACTGCTTACCCGACATCCGGAGGAAGTGCCGGCGGAGGGTATTCCGGAGGCGGATCTGGTGGCGGAGGCAAGACGACGGGCGGAGACGACCTTGGCCCCGGCCAGTACAAACAGGGCGGCATCGTATACCGCAGCGATAAGACGCACCCGCAGGGCCAGCCCATGAGCGCCATGTACGAACAGGCATACAACGACGCATGGGACAAGTGGCAGCACGGCATGGATTACGCCCTTCTGATTTCGGAAGTCACGAATCTCAAGCTCAATAAGAGCATCACGGACTATGAGGGACAGATGATCCTGAATGAACTTAGAAAATGGAAAGAGCAGGGCCGCATGATCGACGCCTCCAAGGGTGGCGGGATGGGCTCTCCCCGGACGCAGATGACCAAGTAAGGAGGGTAGAACATGCCCAAACAGACAGCAATCTCCAAAGTCAACGAGCAGTATCTGAAGGACAGAGAGAACGGGGACACCCGCGAATACTCCAACACCGAGAATACCGCACGGCAGATGCTGGAGGAATACGAGCAGGAACAGCGGGAAAAAGAGGAGAGAAGGCGCAAAGCGGCGGAGGAAGAATACCAGCGCCAGTATTCGCAGTTCCAGAGCGCCCAGAACGAGGATCTCGCGGACTGGATCAGGGGCATGTCTCCCACTGCCCTGGCGGACGACGCGCAGCAGCGGAGACTGGAGGCCGCAAAGGGGATCTATACCTCCGACACCGGAGAGAAGAAGACCGGGAGCGGGCGGAGCCTGAAGAAACGGGCGGAGGATTATTACACGCCATCCCCGCAGCCCCAGCCGGCTAACCGGTTGACGCCGGATCTGGAGGCAGCTCATCAGAGAGCTGCCTCCTCCGGGCCATACACGGCCCCCAACGCCTACCAGACCGCCATGATGCAGAGAGACCTGGAGGCGCAGCAAAAGAAGGACGCCAGCGGGTGGAAAAGCGCAGGCTACACTGCGGCGGGCATGGGAGCGAACTTCCTCAGCGGCGCAGGCAACCCCATCGTAAACATCGCCAGGATGATGGAAATGCCGGATGACCTGCTGTATGCCATCACGAAGGATGAGAGATTCAACCTGGACCGGAGACCGGGCCTGCGGGACAGCGAGGCCCTGAAAGCCTCGGACGATTTCGCCGCGACCGCGCAGGAGATGCGGGGCAAGGTGGGGTCGCTGGGGCAAAAGCTCATCGACACCGCAGGAGCGGCCGGGAACATGATGGGATCTTTCGCCCTCTTCGGCGGAGCGGCCGGGGCGGCGGGGAATCCCGTTGACGCCACGGCGAGGCTTGCCAACCTGGGCGGGGGGAAGATCGGCTCCGCCCTGGGGCAGGCCGGGGCAAAGATCGGCATGGAGCTCCTCTCCAACCCGGGGAACTTCGGGATCTCCCTGGGCAGCGCGGTGGGAAGCTACTCCGACGCTCTGAAGGACGGAGCGGGTTTCGGGAAAGCTGTGGCCAACGGCCTCCTGAAGGGCGCGACGGAATACTATTCCAACAAACTGTTTTCCGGGACTCCCTTTGAGGATTCGGCGGAGAAGGGGTATGTCACCAAGCTGATCGAATACGCCGCGGACAAGATCGGCGGGAGCAAGATCCTGCAGGCCATCAATGCCACCACCGGCGGGAGGGCCGCGAACTGGATCTTCGACAAGGCCGGTGAAGGCCTGGAGGAGGTCGTGACCCGGGTCATGGACCCGATGATCGACCGGATCACCTACAAGAAAGACGTGGACTACGCCACCGTGGACGACCTGACGGACGAATTCTTCGGGGGCGTCCTGCTGAGCCTGCTCATGAGTGGCGGGGAAGCACTGATCAGCGGCTTGGAAAATCCGGACCGGATCACCGAGCGGGAAGTGGAAAAGAAACTGAAGGCATTTGGGATCGACGCGCCCACGGCCAGACAGTTTTCCCCGGAGCTTGCCAAGGCTGTAACGGCCCTGATGACGGATGCCCAGATCCGCAGCGCGGACTATGCGGAAAAGAGCGCCGGCAACGCGGAGACGGCCGCAAAGGGAGCCGGATCGGATTCCGAGGCCATGCAGAGGTACGCTGCCGTTTACAACCGGGGAGAGGGCGCCAGCCAGCTCCGGCAGGGAGCAAATCCCCAGAGGGTCAACCAGGCGGCTTTCCTTACGGACGCGGAGGCCGGGAACTACTTCTACATCTGGAACCAGCAGGGCCCGAAGGCGGCAGACGCCTTCTATCAGACGTATCTGGCACCGGAACTGGAGCAGAGGCGGCTGCAGGCTACCAGGGAATATATCCGGCAGGATGCGATCATGAACGCGCAGCGGGCAATGGCGGAGCAGACCGTCGCGCCGCCTGCGGAGGCACTTCCCCCTGAGGGAAGGCAGGGACCTCCGGTGCCGCAGAATCGTGCAGAAATGCCCGAAACCCAGCAGACAACTGAGAGAACCACTCAGCTGCCGGTACAGAATCAGCAGGAAACCGCACAGGAGCGCACCACGCCTCCTCTGCCGCAGCAGATGGCGCAGGAGCAGGAGAAGCAGGCACAGACCCCTCCGGTGCCTCAGAGCGTGCAGACGGCGCAGGAGACGGCGCAGGAAGCGCCGAAGCAGAGCGGGACCAAGGCGCAGCAGACGGTGGCGACCCAGCGGAAGCGGGCGATGGCGGACAGCACGGCCGTGAGCCTGCAGAGCAGGGGATTCACCGAGGCGGGGGCGCAGGAGACTGCCTTCATCCGGGAAGAAGCACAGATGGACGCGGAGGAGCGGGCGGTCACCGAGGCCCTGCGGGCGGAGGGGCTGGAGCCCACGCTGTTCACCGGGCTCGTAACCGACGCCGAAGGGAAGAAAGTCAGCATCCTGCAGGACGGGAACCGGGTGGCCCTGCAGACGGACAACCGCAGCCGGAGTCTGACCAGCCTCGCGGAGCAGGTGCTGGGGCATCCTATTGCCACTCAGCAGACGAGTGACCTCTCCACCGCTGCGCGGTCCCCCTCCCCTGAAGGGGAGGCGAGGACGGAGAACGCCGCGGAGATGGCTTCTGCAGGAGAGGCGAGGAGCGCGGCGGCGGAGAACCAGAGTGCTGCGCCGGCGGAAGAAAGCCGGAAGCCTCCGGTGCCCCAGAACCAGACGGCAGGACTGCGGACCAGGGAGAACCCGAAGGCGAAGGCTGCCAGGGAAAGCGCCCTGCAGGCGGGAGCCAGCGAGGAGACGGCAAACCAGGTGGCGCGGCTGGCGAAGATCCTGAACAAGGACATCCGCTGCGTCAACGAGCCGGAGAGGAACGGCGCCGTAAAGAACGGGTGGACGCAGGACGGCGTCATCTACTACAACGTAGCCGGGAACGAACGCCCACTGGCATGGGTGGTGGGACATGAGCTGACCCACAACACCGAACACGCGAAGACCTATGAGAAGCTGGCGGCGCTGACCAAACGGGTCTACGGAAAGCAGTGGGACGCTGCGGTCCGGCAGCTGATGGCCGAACGCGCCGAAGTCGCCAGAAGGCTGGGGGACTCCAACGTAGAGATCGACCGGAATGAGACCGAGCGGGAGATCGTGGCGAATTTCTTTGCGGACAATCTGCTGACCAATGAGGACATGATCCGCGAGGTGGTGGAGAACGACGCGCCCACGGCGAGACGGATCTTGAATTATTTGAAGGACCTCCTGCGGAAATGGCAGGGGAAGGAGCCCACCATTGAGCGGGCCATCGACCTCTGTTCCAAGGCGCTGAAGGAAGTCGCCGCGGGCGCACAGGAAAAGGGAGCGGCCCGGGGCGGGCTCACCGTGGGCACCCCTGCCCGGAGCGCCCAGGACGTCAAGAACCGGAAATACAGCGTGCAGAGCATCTTCAACGCCGCCGGATTCCAGGTGACGATGAAGGGCGGCCGGGTGATCGCCACGGACGGGAACGGGCAGAGAATCACCGAGATGACGGAGGACATGGTCCGGCGCAGCGGCATCGGGACCATGATCCGCTATGCCCAGGAGGTCACCAAGAGCATCAGCAAGGCGGAGGCCCAGACCCAGGTGGAAGGGCTGACCCGGCTTTTCAACCTCATGCTGAAGGCCCAGGACGGTGACATGGTGTGGCGCTTCGCCGGATCTGCCATGTTCAGCGCCGTGAAATCTAACTCCGACGGGCAGTACAGCACCACCGTGGACTTCTCTACCGTCTGTAAAAAGACGGAGGAGATGATGCGGACCATGAGCACCGTCATGATGCGGACCCACAAGGGACTGACGAAGGACCAGATCATCGAACTGCAGAACGATATCCTGGCGGAGAACGGCCTCGTTCCCTGCCCGGTGTGCTACGTCTTCAGCCGGTGGGCCGGGGTGGGCGGCATCCTGGACAACATGGCCAAATTCCAGAAGAAATACGACGGGGCGGAATGGGATGACCCGGCGCGGATGAAGGCCAGGATCGACCAGCTGAAGGCCGCGACGAAGACCAAGAAGGCCCTGCAGGCCCTCCTGATGGAGGAGGACAACGCCTATCAGCAGTTCACCGGCGAGCTGGAGGCCAACCAGGCCGAGCAGAAGACGCTGCGGGCGGAGAAGAAAAGCCTGACCGGGAAGAAGGCGGACGCCGCAGCCAACGCCGCCAGGGTGGAGGAAATCGACAAGCGGCTGAAGGAACTGGACGGCCTGAACGCCCTGCTGAAAGCGGACATCCAGGCCATCGAGAAGAGCGGGGCGCCGGAGGCGGCCTGGCTGGAGCGGGTGCGCAGCAAGCCAAGCTATCGGGAAGAGGGCTATGTGGAGGAGGATCTCCTCTACAATCTGCTGGCGGCGGACCGGCTGGCGGAGGAGAAACCCCTGGCCTGGGGCTACCGGACGAGCCGGGGACCCAGCGCCGGAAAGGCGATCCTCCCTTACAGCGACATGCGCGTGGGCGACTGGGTCCTGGGGCCGAAGGCCAACAGCGCCAAGGGCGCGAATCCTCTTTTCTCCTCCGTAGGCGAGCAGTTCAGCAAGGACCAGACGAAGGCGATCGACGCGGCGAAGATGAAAGTGCTGGCCCAGAACCTCATCGGCGGACAGCGGTATCAGAGCACCAGCGACTTCATGTACGACTACGGCCTGGACTATCTGCTCTCCTTCTTCGAGGGGCAGATGCTGGGCAGCAAGATGCAGACCTATACCAAGGTGATGGAATTCGTCAACCTGGTGGCCAGCGTCCACGGCGACGTCAACATCAGCATGATGCCCCTGGACGCAGGGTACGTCACTGAGGCGGACGGACGGCAGCACCTCATCTATTCCTCCGTCACCGGCGCGAATCCGGAGGCGGCCATAAAAGCAAACCATCTCTTCGACAACGCCCAGCTGATCCTGGTGGGCATCAACGACCAGCACATCCTGCTGGCCCTGGAGGACAGCGAGGAGACCGGCGGCGCGGAGATCGGTTTCGTCATCCCCTACCACGCCAGCGGCGCCAGCATCAACAACTTCATCCGGGGGCTTGTGGAGAACCTGAAGGAGACCTTCGACGAGAAGAATTACAAGAACTACGAGCCCATGCAGAACGACAGCCACCGGAAGAACGCCACCGCCACCCAGGAGGCCCGGGAGCGGCTGCGCCGCTATCTCCTCACGGGAAAACGGGGGAAGAGCGAGCTGATGGTCATGACCGGCAACCCCGACGGGCTGACGGACACGGAGATGAAACTGCTGAAGGGCCGGAGCAAGGACATCAGCGACCGGAGCTTTGAGGAGCTGCGGGAGATCGAGAAGCGGGCCCTGGCCGGGGACAAGGCTGCCATCAAGGAATACGAGAGCTGGAGCGCCGGATTCCTGGGGGAACTTTACAAGAAAATGTGGACGAACGAGAAGGCGAAGGACACCTACGGAGTCCGCCTCACGGGGGATCAGCCCGACCACATTATGCCTCACGAATTCTGGGACACCCGGGTGGACCGGGAGCACGCCTATATCAACGGGTTCCGGTTCCGCAGCTACTGCTACAGCCTGGGGCTGACGCCCCGGTTCACCGGCGTCAACAGCGCCGGGAAGCATCTGGGCTACGGGGACTTCTCCGATTCCAAAGGATACTGGAAGACCCTGATCGACCGGCCCATGTACGACCGGAGCGGGAAATACCGGGACCAGCAGACCATGAACGTCACGGAGCTGAGCGGGAGCATCAGCGAAGAGAATGCCGGGATGCTGTCGC